CAATATAATTCCCTCCAACAGAAACGGAGCCTGATGTATCTCCTGAAGCGCCTGACCAATCTCCATAGATGACGCGAAGGCCGGGACCCATATACGCAGAACCTCGAATGGTTGAGCTAAAGGCCATAAATCCTCCTCTTAGGCAGTAACGCCTGTCAACTTTCCGAGTTTTCGGCGATTCTTGGTCGTCAACTCGCCAGCCCAGAAGATCTGAGCGGTCATTAAGTCCTGTGCAGCGGGTTTCACCCACTCAGACAACGAAAACAGCCGTTTCTCGTGTTGCACGAGTTCCAGCGCTTTGCTGTTCAAGAGGAAGATCACGCCAGAGGTCGCGTTCGGGTCCCAGGTCCATACGGCATCTTTGTACTTCAGATTGCTGAAGCCCAAATCGCCCATATAGACGTCAGTGTAACGAACGGTCGGAACCAGGGTCGCTTCGTAGGCTTCGTAAGAGGTCTGATCTGAGATAATCAGGTCAGGGCCTCCGGCAGGCATACAAACAGAGACGTTGTCCCAGTTGGTTCGAAGGTCAGACAACCCACGTAGCGCGAAGCTACCCGAGCTCGTGACCTGTGACTGCCACCAAGAGTTGGTCGTTCCGTTGATGTCCCCGATGGTTCCGGAGTTGGCCACAATCGCCGGAAGCGGCGTAATATTCGGGCCTAACTGAGACGCCGAATACAGCTTCTGGTCGATGGTTTCCTTCAAGCTGGCCAACGCGTTGTCCGTGTAGCCCTTCGCGTAAGACAAGGCTTGCGATTTTCCCATGTTTTGCAGCTCGATTCTTCCAGTGATGGAAATCGAGGCCGCCGCCTGTCTCCACTGCCATTGCGCCGCGGTGAGGTTGTCCTGAATCGTGGTGTCCAAGACGTCATCCGACGTATAGAAAGCCGCCGTGCTGTTGGACGAATACACCACGCTGCGAACGATGGTCGCTCCGCCGTCTTCGGTGATCTTCTTTTTCACGGACAACCAAGCGAATAACGGAATCGCCTTGTGGATGTTGTCCGAGAGTTCCCGCCCATAATTGCTGAGCGTTGTGGCAATGAGACTCCCGACGTTAGCCGGGCCGTAGGTAAATATCTGATCGGCCATTTTTTTGTACTACCTTTCTACCCCTTAATCTACGTCCTTTGTGCCCACCGCTGCTCGGTTCTCTGAGACGGCGGTCTAATCACAAATCGTGGTGCAGGCTGGTTCGGATGGTCAAGCGTCCAGGACATACTCCGGGACATCAATTCCTCAGAATCAGCGACTTCAACAATCTGAGTTCCAGGAGCGCGGTTGGTGGAAGGCCCCGAAGTAATCGACTGCTTTTTCTCCTGAACCAAACCCATTGCTTCCTGTTTGGCGTTAACGTTCATGCTATCCGCCCATTTCTTGGCCAGTCTGTAGCCCCATTCCAAGGGCTGTCGTCTAGCATCGGCAAGATTCAACGCCACCTCCAGCAGAGAAGGCGAATCCGCGTCATTCGGATCTTGTCCGATCTTGTCCAGCGTCTTAGCGTCCGGATGCGACTCAAAGAGGTTCTTCATTTCCATCGTTGTTCGGAGCTCCTCTTGGCCTTCCCTCAACTGCTGAACAACCGGCGTCGCCATCAACGAAAACATTCTGGCCTGAAGCATTTTCATCTTCGTTGGGTCGCCTGCATACGCATCGGACAGAGCGTTCTGCCACTCTTCGTTAGAAGCGATATCCTGAGGCTGCGTCTGACCGATTTCGCCAGCCCCTTGCGGGTTTACCTGAGACGCCGCTCTCTGCTGTTGCATCCACCACTGCTGAAACTCCGGCTTCTGAACCAGCTCCGTTAACGCCTTGGCCTTTTCCAGGTCAGGCTTGTACTTGTCTTCGTAAGCCTTCCGGGTTTTCTCAACCTCGCCCTTCGCGCGGTCTTTCCACTCGTTTAGAACGGGATCGAGTGACGCCCGTTGTTCTGGCGAAAGCGACGCAAAACGCGTCTCGTCAATCGCGTACGGATCGGTTGGTATAGAGGCTGTCGAACCCGGTTCAGTCTGCGTAACCGGCGCTTCAGGTGCGGTTTGTTCCATAATTTACCCCTTTGTTCAGCTTGGACTCGGCGATGTCTGCATTCGCATCGTTGGGACTTCGTCCCGGTACTTCGACATCAACTCCTCGGCGTCGGCGTTGCCTTCCGGAGCGCCCCCTTCGGCGTACTTCACACTCATCACGCGGAAGACGTTTCCTTCCAGTTTCCCGGTCGCCTCAATAACTATCTCCTGACCCGGACCGAACTTCTCCTGATAAGGCGTCAATTCCTTCGACTCCTCATCAGTCAGCTTAAGCGTCCGAACCCCCGAAGACTCTTCCTTGCCCTCTTCAGGCTCTTCGGGACCGGTCTTCGAGTACCCAGAATCCCGAAACTTTTTCAGTGCCCCGGAATAATCAGGCATTAGGAATTCTTGTTGATCTTCTTGGTGATTCCGTGATTTCCATGTTCGGAACTACCCGAAGCAATCGGGTCGTTCAACGCGTTCATGTCGTGCTCGTTCATCGCCTTAATCGTGTCCCCAATTCCCTGAAGTCCCGAACTTTTGTTGTACGGCGTAGTCTTATTGATCATTTCGTCGGCCATGGTATTGCCTCCTAAAGTTTTCATGAGCGACACGGCTGTAGTGGGGGTCAAATGCCCTCGAACCATGCCGCGCGTCTCCGTCTTCTTTGAGTCCTGACTTTTTCAAAACGTACGCCTTATGCGACTTGGACCTGATAAAGGTTCCTCGTGCCGGACTGTAACTGGGATCGTCATAGTCGCAAAGGTTCTCGTCCCAATAGGGCTGTCGAAAGTAAACATCGGGGTTCGCGGAGACGGAAGAATCAAAACACAGGTTACATTCTTCGTAGACGCGCCCCGTGAGCCTTTCTTTTTTTCGGTGAACCGCCCACGCTTTCTCATTCCCGCATCCCGCACACAACGAAACCGCCATTATTTACCCGGTTTCTGCTCATAGGGATTTTCCCATGATCCATCAGTTTCCTTCGATCCTAAAATATCGTCCGTCATTCCAGACGCCCTTAAACGCATTTTATAAAGAGCCTTGCGAACCCGGTGGCGAGCATCTTTATTATAAGCCCCGTCAGGACCCGTGCCATCTTTGGCATGGTACAAATGCGCTCCTGCATCGTAATCCATCCGCCCATAAATCTTCAGTAAATTGCTGACCTTAGAAGCCATTACCATTTCCTCCGACCGGGGTCTGCGACTCCCGAATCCCATGCAAAATCGTGTTGATCACGTTCTTGTGCGCGTCCTGCTGGTGCTTCTGACGATCCAGTTCCAACTTCTCCTGCATCCCCTGTAACTTGATCTTCTGCTCAGCTACTTTCCCTTCAATCTTAACCTTGGTTTCAGCCTGTTTCCCCTGAATCTTAGCTTGCACTTCCATCATCTTCGGGTTAGGTTGTGGGGGCGACTGGTCCACCAGGTCCATGATCGCCTCCAAAGACTGGTTTCCGATCATACGAAACATCTCTCGCGCATATTGTTTTGCCGCCGGAGAACCGGGAGTGATCCCCGCAGCGGGAAGCAATGGAATCATCTTTTCCATCACCTCAAGATTCGATTCCTTGTCCATGGGCACGGTACTGCCAGCCACCACGTCAACATCCATCTCGCCTAAAATATCCTGGCGGTTCCAAGAGAACCCAAAATCGGATTGAAAAGACTGTGGTTGTACGGGGTTCGGCTGAGGAGCCTGTCCCGGCTGAGGTGGCATCTGAGGCTGAGCTGAGGGACGTCCCGGCAAACTCCCAAGAATCTTCTGCTGGATAGACCGAGGGCCCACAATCCGGGTGATCTTTGGGAGGTCATATTTCTTCTGCATGATACCGAGTAATTTTCTGGCAATCTCTGCGATGAAATCTTCCAGGACGTCCACCTTCTCGTCAGCCCTGGCGTGCCCACCCATCATCTGGAGCCTGAGCTCGCCTAGCGTCCTGGTCGGAACCTTGGCTTGACCGCCCTGATCGGCAGGCGTTTGCCCACTGACAATCTGGTGCAATTTGTAAACTTCGTTGTAAATCTGGTAGCTGTCCGACTGAACCGGAGGATACTGCGGGATGAAATACCCGTCACTTAAGGTGCCACCGGCAGGTACCTGCCCTTCAATAATCGCGCCGTCGTTGCCGTCCTTAAACTTGTCTTTCTCACCGGGCGTCAAAAAATCCGGAGCCACGATAATCTGACGGTTATGGCGTTTCAGGTGGTTGATCCAGATCGAGACAATCTTTGTCATCTCAATGGCCATACCCTCCTGGGCGGCGACATCTGACATCGGCCAGACCTCACCGGGAACAGGATTAAAGGCCAGCATCGACAAGGGGAACCCACCGGACAGATGCTCGGGGTATTTAATTTCGTTCAGGTAATAATCGCAGCCGGGAGACACCGTGCAGATCCGCATGTTGTCTAAATCGTAGATCTCCCAGAGTGTCGCACTACGAATGTCCTGCCGGAGCTTTTCGGTGTTGTTACCGGAGGTGTCGTACTCGGCCTTGTCGTCGTCATAGTTCGAGGACGACTTCAGGTCGTCGGTGTGGTCGTAGATGCCGCTCTCTTTTATCGCACGCAGGGGTTTAACGATCTTGTGCGCCATCCAGCGGGCGTTTGAGGTGGGAGGGAAACTGGCAGAGGGATCAAACACCACGTCTTTGTACGGCACGTGGTAGGCGAAAACGTTTTCCGATTTGATGTACTCGGAGGTTTCAATCTCGGCCACCTTCTCGGACTTGGGAGGACGGCCTGGACCTTTCTTCGGCTCGGGCTTTGGCTGAGCCTCCACGGTTCCAAACTGCGCCGCGTAGCCCACCTTGATATAGGAGTGGCCCACCAAGATGGATTCCAGTAACACCTTCTTAATTTCCTGCTTTAAATTCAGCTCGCCCCAGGTGTAATTGATGATCTGTTCAGCAATCTGAGACGCGCCAATATCTTCCATTCGCTTGGGGTTAACCGTGATCCATGGGTCACGGAAATACAGTCGAGCAATTTCTGTTTTGACGTAGGCGTAGATGAGGTTGATCGGGATGATCGGGATGGTGACCTGGCCCTGGAGGAATCCCCACTCGTTTTTGTACTCGTTGATAAAGCGCTGCCAGCCCGCCTTTTTTCCTTCTTCATCGCGATGCTGTTCGGCGCGAGTGATCGTACGCAACCACGACCGCACTTCGTCTTTCTCCGCGTCTGGGTTCGGCGTTTCGCCAAGGCCAACTTTCTTCTGAGGGGTTTCTGCCATGTCGGTCTTCCTATATAACTAATTCCCGTTAATGTCTAGAGATTTCGTTAAACCGATATCCTGAGCACTGGCGGTCCAGGCAATCCCCAGATAAAACAACTGGCGCATCTTCTTTAAGCGCTGGGCTTTGGTCGGGATCTTCTTCTTATCTAAGCGCGACGAAAAGACAAGCTTTTTAGGTTTCATGGGGCCTGCTTGGGGTCAACCGTCCATTTCATTCCCAACTGCACCAGGATATCCTCCAGATACAGCGAAGCCCGTTCCAGCAGCTGATTGGCTTCTGGGTTATGGATGATGTAGCTCCGCTGGATGCGATGAATATTGTCGCAGGCCAGCAGCGTCTGAGACGGATAGACGGAAACGGTCTTGGTGCGTCCTGGAGCGGTCGCTTGGGTATCTGTACTCATCGTGTCCTCCGGCTACATCCGCAGATCCCTAGCTGCGTATAGCTCATCTGTCTTTTTTGAGTCGGTCCGGAAATATACTCCTCGATAATTTCGTGGCATTGGTCACACGTTTACAGTGGTCTAGCTGGGCTATCTCCGTCATAGTTTCCTCGCAAAGACCGGGTTAGTCCCAGGTCGAATGACTTGCGTTCCAGTGACCGTTTTCTTTTCAATGACCGCACAGCCGTGATGCTCCGGGGTCCAGTGCTTTAACTGAAACTCGCCTCGGTACTTGGCCAGAAAATCAATCAAGGCCAGCCCCAGGCCACCGTGCTTGGAACATTCAAAGATTTCAGCTTCGGGGTAGGGCGCATCATTCCAGTAGGACATCGCCATGCCCGTATCGTGGTAGAAGTCATCGACGTCGTGCATGACAATCAGACCGCCCTCTTCCACCTTGTCTCGCAAGACAACTAACTCCTGCGCCAGCGTCCAGTAATTGTGATCGGTGTCAACAATACACATCCCAATACTGGCGTCTTCAAAGTCCTTTAACTCCTCATAGGACAGCCCGATTTTCCAGTCCACTTCGTCCATATAAGGAAGCACCTTATCGGTGATCGAATAAAGATCAAACGGGTACATCAGTTTCATGTGGGCGAGTAAGCGCGTGCAGTCGCCGTTCCCAGCTCCGCACTCGACGATCACCTTCGGGCGCTTGGCCAGGATTAAATCGCGTAACTTTAAGTGCGAGTCAAAGTGACCGGTCATCGCCACCGCCAAGGACAGATCAACCAGATCAACAACCCTCTCACACTCCCAAAGTTCCCGCGCTCCTTCTCCTGACGCAAAAGATTTCCCCACGAGACAGTCCACGGTTTCATCGGGGACCTTTCAAATCGGCAAAGAAACGCTCGTACAAGGTGCTGGCGGGTTTGGGCATGTGGTATTTCTGCCACCAGTCGATACTGCCGTGGACGGGCTCTGTCGTCTTAAAACTCTGCGTCTGGGAGGGCACGAGATAGTCCAACTGGTAGGACAGCGCATCAATTAAGTCGTCGTGCTTGCCTCTCGGGAAGGAAAGCAGTTCGTCTTTGAGGTCTTGCATGTCAGCACGAATCTCCACAAGGCCCTGCTCAAAATAGGGCTGAAGTCGCCGAATACGAGCTTCCTTAGAAAGCACCTGTTCGCCTCGCCCTGAATGGCGTCTACCAAGCTCGTCAATCGAGAAGAAAAGGCCCGTCTCGCGCTGCTTCCGCTGTATGTCGTACTTAAGCGTTTTCTGGAACGCGAAGGTCTCGATGCCGACACGGTGAAGCCTCCATTTCTTTACAATCCTGAAAACTTCCTCGACCAACTCGGAAGGAATAAGCCGTTTGTGAACAGCATCCACAACGCGAATACGACGATCATTAAACATCCCCGCCACAACCAATGCCGAATAATCAGCGTCACGACCAAGACTAACAGCAGGGTCAATAGTGAGGTACAAACTACTAGGACTGGGAGTCGTCGGATCATAAAATTTCACCTGAGAACTTTTGAAATCAGCGTTATCGGGATCGATTGGATTGTTCAGGTACTGCGTCGAGAAATGATAAAAACTCTTCTTCTTGATGTCGTCTAACTGCGCCTGCGTGAACTTCTCAGGGAAGAGAATGGAACCGTCAACGTTATAACATGACCGCGTGAACACGGACCAGTTCTTATGCTCAGCGTTCTCTTCAAGTATCTTCGCGTACAAATCGTCCTGGTGATACCGCGTGCCGATCACCACTAACTTCCCGTTGGGCTCCAACAGATCGAACAAGCTAAGATAAAAATCGTGCACCTTCTCACGCTGTTCCTTCGTCCGACTGTTGTCCGGCTCCACTAAATCGTCGGCAATAATCACGTCGTAGTGCTGGCTCGTCAGGGTCTTCTGAAGTCCGGCAGCCATTAATGTGGGGGCGTCTAAAACTTCGGTACGCTGCTGGACTATAAACTCGTTCTGGTTCCAGACCGCCGACTCAAACCGTCCGTAAAGTTTCTCCAGAAGACCGCCTTTACCGAGGTACTTCTCGATGCTCCGCGTGAACTTCACCGCGTTCTCCTCCGTCGCGTTGACAATCAAAATACGGACGTTAGGGTTCTTCAGAATCTGCTGGATGCTCCACGCCTTGGTGATGATGTGGGACTTGAGATGGCCTCTCGGAAGTTCAATGTGGATGCGGTTCCCAGCCGCGCGCATAAACAGGTCTAGCTCGTTGTGTACTTGACTCCAATGCGGAGTGTTCAGAAATTTCGTGCAGAGATACTTTAAACTGCCACCCCCGTTCCTCTGCGTGATCCAGTCCTTCGCCTCCGCAATCGCCTTCAAAAGTTCCGCGCGACCGTTCTGTGTCACATCCCCGCCCAAGTCCTTTCCAGGTCTTCCTTCGCTGCCTTGAACGCACCCTCCGGCGTCGGACCTCCCGCACGCGTGAACTTCAACCGGTCCACATCGTCTAACGTGCACATCCAGTCCGTACTCTCCGCCCGCGTAAACAAACCTACACCCACTAAGGCGTTAACCGAACCCAAAAAATCATTCCCGTCGAACATCCCGCCGGCTCCTAGCCCACATCAGCAACTCTCTGAGTTGCGCACCCTGACTCCAAACCTGGTCCTGCAACTCGCCTACCTGACGCTCCACTACACGCAACCGCTCCGCAGTTATCGTCAGAGACGGAGCATCGCTCCGCCGTGCACATCGTCTCCTTGCCGCAGGCTTGATCGACACGCTCAGTCGTCATCGCTCTCGTCCGTCGAGGAAGAGGCGTCTGTGTCGTCAGAGGGATTCGTCATAACCGCGGCGGGAAGCTTGCAGAGACCGACAGTGTCGTCGGGAAATGGCGGGACGCTCATCCCAAATCCCCTGAAAATCCGTCGTACTCTTCCCATCGCAAAACAGTGCGTGTCCCGGTAAGGACTATCCGGTCCGTCGCCGGGTTCCTCCTCTAACAAGTCGTAAGCGTCTACAACCTCGTTGGTGATGCCACGGCTCTCGTTCAAGCTCGTGAACCGCAACCATCCATCCGTACTTCCGGTCGTTGCAGTCGCTGATGCGGAGAATGTCTTTGTTGCCATCATCCCAGTAATCACCGACGGTGACGTACCGCTGGGATTTTTGAGGGATGGTTTTTATTTCGATGTCGAGCATGTCTTTTTGTTTTGGGCGATCGCTGTAGGCGCTTTATAACTATAGCAGGGGTGGGGGTGGGGTAAAAAAGAATGACTAAGAGATGCCTTAACATCTATTAACATGGCCTCTAACCGTCGAGGATCGGCTGTGTTGAATGGATACGCATCGATGATGGAGTAGATCATTGTTACATCTTCTGATAAGCGAAGTTATATTTCATTTACCTTCGGGCAATCCAGGATTACCTACAACCTCTGCGTCAATAAAACCCTGAGTTCTATCAATAACTGTTTTTAATTGGGCGTTATCCGCATTAAAAATAACTTTGTTTTCGTTTATCCAACTCCCACTTTCCAGATATTTAAGCACAGCAAGGTTCGCAATAACCCCACCTTTCCTCTTCGCCTTGACACTCAGTTCATTCGCCATCCCATCCGCAATCGATCGGCGGACATCATCCCACT